CCCCTTGGTGCCCTGGCGCCGTGACCCGTGCGGAAGGCGTTCCGGATCACGCCCGGCCGCGCCGTGGGTCCGAATCATGATACGCGCCTCGCGAAACGCCGGAATTCCGGGGCCGCAGATCGAGCGCGGGTCTGGCAGGGGTGGGTATGAAAAAAATCCTTGCAACTGATGAAACGTATATGGTATAGGAATGACATCACAGTGGCGATGTGCGCCCGGCGGCCCTTGAACGGCTCGCCGGGCTTTGTTTTTGGCCGATTTTCGGCGGCGCTTCACGGGGTCAAGCCCGGAAGCCGCGCGCCGCGCAGACCCTCGGCCCGACCCGATCCCGATCCGAGAGAGTGTCCATATGCGGTCACGGCCCCAAAAGGCGGGCGGGCCGAAAAAATCGCCCGCCAAGAAGACGAACACCGGCGCGAAAAGAAAGCTGAGCCCGACCGAGCCCGACACGACCCGGCGAAAGGCCGAACCCGCAGCCTCGGCCCCGGCAGAGACGCGGTCGCGGAACACATCGAAGCGCAACGGCGCACCGCAAGCGAAAGGGCCGCTCGCCCCCGACCCGGCGCTGACGCCGCTCACCTACATGCTTCGCGTACTGCAGGACGAAACCGCGTCGGCCGCCCGGCGTGACGCCATGGCGAAGGCCGCGGCGCCGTTCGTCCATTCGCGCGCGGGCGAACCGGAAACGAGCGGCAGGGCGACGATGCTCAATGTGAAGATCGACCTCCGCGACCCGTCCTGACCGCGGCGCGGTCCCGCTTCGGGCCACCGAATCGCGGCGGGCGGGCAGGGCAGCCGGCCCTTGCGAACCGTCGCGCGGCGCCGGGCGCGCGCTCCCGCGGGCGAAACGGCAAGAGGGGGATCGCGCCGGCGGGCACGGGGACAGGCCACGTGGCGGACATCACGATCGACTATAAGGCGCCGGGAAAGACGCTCGCCCGGTTCCTGCGGTCCAACGCCTTCGTGCGCGGAATCCGGGGGCCGATCGGCTCCGGCAAGTCGACGGCCTGCTGCATCGAGATCCTGCGCCGCGCCTGCGAGCAGAATCCGGGGCCCGACGGCCTAAGACGCTCGCGATGGGTGGCGGTGCGCAACACCTATCCGGAGCTCAAGACCACCACCATCAAGACCTGGCACCAATGGGTGCCGCCGATGATCGGCAAGTGGCGCGAGCAGGGTCCGCCCATGCACCGCTTGCGGGCCGGCGATGTGGACCTGGAAGTCCTGTTCGTCGCCCTGGACAGGCCGGAAGACGTGCGCAAGCTGCTGTCGATGGAAGCGACGGGCGCCTGGATCAACGAGGCGCGCGAGGTTCCGAAATCCATACTGGACGGTCTCACCGGCCGCGTCGGGAGATTCCCGAGCGGGAAGGATGGCGGGCCGACGTGGGCCGGCGTGATCATGGACACCAATGCGCCGGACGCCGATCACTGGTGGTACCGACTGGCGGAAGAAACCAAACCCGAAGATTTCGAGTTCTTCGCCCAGCCCCCGGGCGACGGACCGCAAGCAGAGAACGTCGCGAATCTGCCCGCGGGCTATTACGAGCGGGCGAAGAGGGGCAAGGACGAGGCATGGATCAAGGTCTATGTCCGCGGCGAATACGCCTATGTCGCGGACGGAAAGCCGGTGTATCCGGAATACCGCGACGCCGTGCATTGCCGCGACGTGGCGCCTGCGCCCGGCCTGACCGTGTTCGTGGGGATCGATTTCGGGCTGACGCCCGCGGCCGTGTTTGCGCAGCGCGCAACGTCCGGCCAGTGGAGGATGCTGTCCGAGCTCGTCGCCCAAGACATGGGCGTCAAGAGATTCGCGGAGCTGCTGGCGGCGGAAATGCGCGGGCGGTACGCCGGTTTCGGGTTTGACGTGTTCGGCGATCCGGCGGGCGATTCTCGCGCGCAGACGGATGAGACGACGCCCTTCCAAATTCTGCGAAGCGCCGCAATCCCGGCGCGGCCTGCGCCAACCAATGATTTCCTGCAGCGCCGCGAGGCGGTGGCCGCGGCGATGAGCCGCCTGATCGACGGCGAACCGGGCCTAGTGGTTTCGCCCGAGTGCCGGACGCTGCGGAAGGGTCTGGCCGGCGGATACCGGTACAGGCGCCAGAAAGTGGCCGGCGAGGACCGGTACAAGGACACGCCCGAGAAGAATCACTTCAGCCACGTCTGCGACGCGGCGCAGTACCTGATGCTGGGCGCCGGCGAAGGGCGCGCGCTTGTCCGCCGGCCGGACGATCACCGCGTGCGCCCGATGCGGGCCTCGAGCGACTACGATCCGTTCGCGTGGTGAGGAACGGCCCGCCCCCCGACCTTCCTTCGCCCGCCGAAGCAGGCGAACTTTCGGCTGGAGGTTTTGGCCCGCAGGGCGGCGAGCCAACCCATGGCGGAAGCCGCCGCCCGCGTGCGGCACAGGGGGTTCCGGCGGACCGTATGGCGGCGGCGCAGCGCGCGCACGGAACCGTCGCGCCGTCGTGCGCGGCGGCACCCGTCGGAGCGTTTTGCGCTTCCGCTACGGCACCATGCGATAGAGACCCGTCTGCTTGTCCACCTCGATCCGTTCCACCAGGGAATTGTCCTGGGTGACGATCTCCGCGGTGATGGTATCATGGGCCTCCGTGATCTTGCCGAGCTTCACGTGCGGGTTGCCCCAGGCCGTGAGCCAGCGATCGATCGCGGCCTTCACGTCATTAATGGTCAGGTCGAAGCTGGGCATGATGTAGCCCCAACCTGGCCCCGTCATGCCAAGCCCCAATACGCCGGGCCCTATCATCCCGGGCCCGACCATGCCTTGGCCCATCGCGTCGGGGCTCATCTCGCTCGGGGTTACGGTTCCGGCGCCCGTGGTCTTCTCCGGCGGGCTTCGGCCGGAGTCCTGCGCCAGGGCCGTCAACGCCGTGGCCGCAAGAAAAGACGCGGCCAACGCAAGCACACGCACGGTCTTTTTGGTTCGCATAATTTAGTTCCCTGTTTTGTCGGCGTCGGGTCTCCCCCGTGCCAGGTGCCGGAAAGCGCGCGGTGCAAACGCGCGCGGTGACCGGCAACACGCTAGTTCGTCCGCGCAGTCATGCAATGCGATGGATCAATGCCGCGCCTGCCGCCTGCAACGCCGGGCGCGCGGAGACGCAGCGCATGACCGCCCACGTGAAGGGCCGACCGGAGAGATTGGGCCCGAAGACGCCCCGTACACGGATTGAGCCCCTGGCGCTCGAGCCGATCCTTCATGTCGCACGGAACATGCGAGAGGAGGACCGCCGCGAGATCACTGCTGCGCGCTGGACATTCGACCCCGACCAGATCGCCCAAGAGACGTTTGCGCTCTCAAGGTTCGGATGCGTGGCCTGGCATGACGGTGTGCCCGTCGCGGTCGTCGCCACGATCGAGTGTTGGCCGGGGTTCTACTCGGTGGGCATGTTCGCGACCGATGCGTGGCCCGAAGTCGCCTGCAGCTTGACGCGGTGGGCGCGCAAGCGGATGGCGGCTTCGCTTCTGGCGGCGGGCGCGCATCGGATGGAGTGCCGGACGATCGAGGGCCACGAGGCGGCGCGCCGGTGGCTCGAGCGGCTCGGCGCCGTGCGCGAGGCGGTCATGCCCGACATGGGCCGCAATCGCGAGACATTCTACCTCTATGCCTGGAGATTGAGCGATGTGCCTTCCCGGATTGTTCTCGAGTCCCAAGCCGCCGCCGCTGCCGCCGCTGCCGCCCCCTCCGGGGCCGAGCGCGGCTGAGGTCCAGGCCGCGGCGCTGGCGGAGCGGCAACGGGCGGCGCGGGCCCGCGGCATGGGCGCGAACATCCTCACCAGCGGGTTGGGCGACACGAGCCAGGCGCCCGTCACCGCGAAGACGCTGCTGGGGCAATAGCGCCGTGTGCTACCCGACGTTCTACAACTCGATGGCCGCGGGACTCAACCGCGCGGCGAAGGCGCCCGCGCTTCCCGCTCCCGCAAATTACGCCCAGCGCGTGGTGCAAGGCGCTAGGTCCGCCTCCACGCCCGGGGCCGGCCTCTACGCCACCCAGCTCGGCGCGGCGGTCAAGGCGGCCACCGACGGGGGATCCGCCAAGCGGCTCTTGGGCCAGTGACGAGGAGGTAAGGAGATGGCAGTAGCAAGCGTGAGCGGGCAGTTCACGGGGACTGGCGCCTCGGGTGCCGTGGCGCTCTACGGGAAGTTCAACGTCTCGGTCCAGGGCTTTGGCTCGGCGACCGTGGCCCTCCAACGCTCCTTCGACGGCGGATCCACGTGGAACACGGTCGAATCGTATACGAGCGGCACCGACAAGGTGGGCGAGGAACCGGAGACGGGAATCCTCTACCGCCTCAACTGCACGGCCTACAGTTCCGGCACCATCACCTATCGGCTGAGTCGGTGAGGGGCGCGCCATGGCACTGTTCGCGTTTCTGCGCCGACTCGGCTTGGGCGAAGGCAGGTCGCGCCGCGCTTCGACGGCAGCGGCAGGCATGACAGGCCGCGCCCTGCGCCCGAGCCCCGGCGCCGGCGATCCCGCCACCATCGAGCGCCACATGATGCGCAACGCGCGCATCCGGCTGAAGCTCGAGGAGCTCGACCCCGTGAAGGACGCGGCGCGCGTCCGCGAGCTCCGATCCGAACTCACGCTGAGGGAAGCCGCGCTGGGCGTGCGCGGAAAGGAGTAGGCCATGGCCTGGACGCTCTACGACAAGTTCCGCAAGGCGCAGTTCGACCAGGTGGACGCCGTCGATCTCGACACGGACACGCTGAAGGTCATGCTGTGCACGTCCACCTACGCGCCGAACCAGGCCACCGACGGATACAAGAGCGATGTGACGAACGAGGTGTCGGGGACGAATTACACGGCCGGGGGCACGGCGCTCACCGGCCAGACGGTCACCCTCTCGTCCGGCACAGTGACGTTCGACGCCACCGACGTGACGTGGACGCAATCGGCCTCCGGCTTCTCGAACGCGTGCAAGGCCGTCCTCTACAAGGACACGGGCACGGCCTCCACCGCGCGCCTCATCGCCTACGCGGACTTCGGCGCCGACAAGGGCAACGTCTCTGGCGATCTCACGCTGCAGATGGACGCCGCCGGCATCATCACGAGCCCGTAGGAGCAGGACCATGGACTACGCCATCCTGAAGGCCGAGTTGACCCTCGATCCCCTGGCCCGCGGATACGCTGGCATGAGCGACGTGCAGACGGCGGCGAGCCTGAATGCGGCGAACCGCATGCGGCTCCGCACGTCGATGAGCGGAGACGAGGTCCGGCACCAGACGGACGCTTCCGAGTTCGCGGCCCTCACGGACGCCAAGAAATCCCAGTGGCTGGCCTTCTGCGGCGGCACGACGGTCGATCCGACGAATGCCGTCGATGTCGCGTTCGTGCAGTACGTGTTCGGGTCCGGGTCCGCGACCGTCGCCAACCTGACCGCGGCGCGCCAGGAGACCGTGAGCCGCGGGGCCGAACTCGGGCTCGGCTTACTTGCACCCGGCGACATCACAAGGGCGAGGGCGATCTGATGGCGTCCGGCGACACGCTCCTCAAATATGGCTCGTCTGCGGCCTACACGCTGACGCTCGAATCGCTGGCGCACGACGCGAACCTCCTGGCCGGGCGGGCGAGCACGGCGGTCTCGAACACGACGAACCTCTACCTGGATTACCTGATCGGCGGGAAGGTGAAGCTCGGCACCAGCCCCACGGCTGGCGGCGTCGTGGAAGCCTGGGTCTATGCCTCCGAGAACGATACGTCCGATTACCCGGATAGCATCACGGGGACGGACGCGAACAAGAGCATCACGAGCAGCAACGTGAAGAACGCGGGGCTGGCCCTGCTGGGCACGGCGGTGGCGGATGCGACGACCGGGGAGGTCCTGTGGTTCAAGCCGCGCTCTCTCGCCTCGCTGTTCGGAGGCTCCATCCCCAAGAACCACGGCATCTTCCTCGTGCACAGCACGGGCGTGGCGCTGGACGCGAGTGCGGGTGGCACGTTCTGGTACACGCCGGTCTATGCCAACGTCGCGCCCTAGGCTCGCCTCGGCGCCCGCTTCGCCGGCGCTTCAGCGAGGCGAGGAGCCTCCGGCGAAGACAGCGCCTGCCGAGCCGGGGAGGGCGCCGTGGCGGTAATCATTCTCCCGAGCAAATGGTCGGAACCGCCGCGCGGGCCTTTCCGTCTCAATGCGGGAAGTCCGCAGACCATGAGCCTGACCGCCTGGTATCCGTTGCAGGCATCGAATCCGTCGCGTGTCTATGACTTCTCCGGGTGGCAGAGGCACGCCACCACCTCTGGGTCGCTAACTCAAAAACCCACGCCCCTGGGGGCAATGGGCCTCAACAACAACGGCGGCGCGAACAGCTTCCTCACGCCGACCCTCGCCTCGGGGTATCCGTGCACGATTGCGGCGTGGGTGGTGGCGAACAGCACCTCGTCCGGCTATCGGAATGTCGTGAGATCGAACAGCGGAGGCGGTGGGTCCAATCAGAGTCTTGCCATCTACCATTGGCCCGACAATCACTGGCGGCTTTACATCGACCCGAGCACCATAGACGGCGGCGCGGTCACACGCGGGTTGATTTACCACCTCGTCGGTACGCAGACGGACTCTCCGTCGGCACTGGCCAAATTCTACGTGAACGGCGTCTATAAGGGGCAGGTCGCCGATTACAATCCGATCGTCCAGGCGTTCCAGTGCTTCGATGATTTCCACGCCCAGCGGCTGGACGGCACGATCCAGGACATCCGGTTCTATAACCGTGCGCTGACCGATGCCGAGGTCTTCGCGCTTTACGATCCCGCGACCCGCTGGGATCTGTACGCGCCGGTCGCTCGCCGGACCTACGTCTTTTTGCATGGCGGTGCGAGCATCGTGTCCCTCACCAAGGGCAGCTTCGGCTACACGGGCCGGGGCGCGGCGACGAACGCACGCGAAAACGTCGGCGTGACGAAGGGCGGCCTCGGTTTTGGCGGGCAGAACCTGACCGTCAACGCACGCGAGGTGCTGGCGGTCGCGAAAGCCGCCTTCTCTTGGACCGGGCAGGCTGCGACCGCAGTCGTCCAGAGCGCCCAGACGGTGCTCGTCGCCGCGTCCCGTTTCGCCTGGTCCGGCGCCTCGCTCCTGGTGCCGGGTGTGGTCGCGCACGCGTTCACCTGGCTTCCCTGGATCCGGACACGCGATCGTGTTCGATCCCCGACAACCGTTCCGAAGGATTGAAATGGCCGACGATCTCGCCAAGGACATCATCCGGCGCCAGGAAAGGCTGAAGGCCGAGCGCGGCGTCTTCGAGTCGCACTGGCAGGAGATCGCGGAACTCGTCCATCCCATGCGCGCGGACTTCGTCGGCCCGCGCACGCCGGGCGAGAAGCGCTCGCAAAAGATCTTCGACGGTACGGCCGGCCTGGCGGCCCAGAACCTGGCCGCCGGTCTTTGGGGCATGATCACCAACTCGGCGAACGAGTGGTTCGCGCTCCGAAGCGTCGAGCAGGACCTGAACGACGACCGCGAGGTGAAGCTGTGGCTCGAGGCGGCGGGCCGCTGCATGCGCGATGCCTTCGCGGCGGGCGGGCAGCGCTTTTACGCCAAGGTGCTGGAGCTGTACCGCGATCTCTCCTGCTTCGGTACCGGCATCTTCTATGTCGACGAGGACATGGAGCGGGGTCAGCTCCGCTTCTCGTGCCGGCACCTGGCGGAATGTTTCGTCGCCGAGGACTATTCCGAGCGCATCGACACGGTGTACCGGCGCTTCCGATTCACCGCCCGCCAGGCGGCGCAGCAATGGCCTGGCAAGGTGAGCGACAGGATCGCGAAAGCGGCCGAGAGGGAGCCGGACCGCAGCTTCGAGTTCATCCACGCCGTCTTCCCCAACGGCGATCATGACCCGCGGCGGCGCGATGCCCGCGGCATGGCCTTCAAGTCGTGCTACGTCGAGGTCGAGGGCGGCCGGCTTCTGTCCGAGGGAGGCTATCGCGAGTTCCCGTACATGGTGCCGCGCTGGTCCACGGCGAGCCAGGCGGTGTACGGCGACAGTCCGGCGATGCTGGCGCTTGCGGACGCCAAGATGCTGAACGCCATGGGCAAGACGACGATCGTCGCGGCCCAGAAGGCCGCAGATCCGCCCCTGCTCGCCCCCGACGAGGTGGCCGTGCGGGGCATCCGCACCAGCCCGGGCGGCATCATCTACGGCGGCGTCGACAGCCAGGGCCGTGCGCTCTACCACCCGCTGGTCACCAACGCGCGCATCGACATCGGTCTCGAGATGGAGAACCAGCGCCGCGACGCGGTCCGCGAGGCGTTCTTCTTCTCGCTTCTCATGATGGTGCAGCAGCCGAACGCTTCGGCGACCGAGGTGCTGGCGCGGCAGGAGGAGAAATTCCGGCTGATGGGACCGCACCTGGGGCGCATCCAGTCGGAGTTCCTCGACCCGCTCATCGACCGCGTCTTCAGCATCCTGCTGCGCGGGGGCGCCTTTCCGCCGCCGCCCCTGGCGCTCGTTCTCAACCCCGAGCTCAAGGTGGAGCACGTCTCGCCGCTCGCCCGCGCCCAGAAAGCCTCCGAAGGGCAGGCGATCGCGCTGACGCTGGCGACGGTCAAGCCGCTTGCGGAGGCCGATCCGGGCGTGATGGAGAATTTCGATCTGGACGCGGTCACGCGAACGGTCGCCGAAACCTACGGTCTGCCGCCGCGGCTTCTGCGGGATGCAAACGACGTCGCCTACCGCCGTCAGAAGAAGCAGCAGGCGCTGGCGATGGCGCAGGCGGCCGAGCTCGCCAGGCCGGCGGCGCGCGCTCTCCGGGACGTGGTGCAGGCGAACGAGGCCTACCGCGCCGGCCTCGCTTCGACCGCGGCGGGCGGCCCGGAGCCCACGCCGGCCCAGCCGCCAGCGGGCTCCTAAGGGTACGGAGTCTCCTGAATGAAAGCCGGGGTCAAATGGCTGATCCGCCTCTTCGGGGTCGAGCGTGCGCGCGAGGTGGCGAGGGCCTACCGCCAGGCGCTCGCGAAGGATTCCCCGGAGGCCCGGCTCGTGCTCGCGGATCTCGCGCAATATTGCCGGGTCGGCGCCACGAGCTTCGTGCCGAACGATCCGCATCAGACGGCGTTCAACGAGGGCGCGCGGGACGTGTACCTGCACGTCTGCGAGATGGCGGGCCTGCGCCCGGACGACTTCCCGAAAACCATGGAGAGACCAGAGCATGATTGACGCAACAAGCTCCGCCGAGGCTTCCGGCATCGCTGCGAGTGGCGTGAAGGCGTCGAATCGGGCGGCGGCCGAGGGAGGCGCAGGCGCGGCGGATTGGAAGGCCGGCCTGCCCGAGGACATTCGCGCGCATCCGGCGCTGGGCCAGTTCCGGGACGTGGCGGCACTCGCCAAGGAGCACGTGAACCTGCAGACGCTGATCGGCCGCAAGGGCATCATCCCGCCCACCGACCGCGACGCGCCGCACGCCTGGGACCGCTTCTACAATTCGCTGGGCCGGCCCGAGGCGCCGGACGGCTATGATCTCGCGCCGCCGGCCGGAATGCCCGAAGGCCTTTATTCCGCCGACATGGCGAAGGCCTATTCCGAAGCCGCGCACAAGGCGGGGCTTTCGGCGAAGCAGGCCCACGCCCTCCACGACTGGTTCGTGGGCCTGAGCGCGAACGCGGCACGGGCGCGCGATGCGCAGCAGGCGCGCGAGCGCGACGGCCTCGAGACCGAGCTCCGCATCGAATGGGGCGCGGACTACGGGGCGAAGCTTGCCGCCGCCAGGCGGGCGGCCCGCGCCTTTTCCGACGGCGACACGCTGGACAAGCTGGAGCAGACCCTGGGCGGCGCCGCGATGGTGCGCATGTTCGCGAACATCGGAGAGCAGATGACCGAGGATCGGCTGATCGGCGCCGGCGGCGGCGACACGATTGCCGGCCCCGAGCAGGCGAAGGCCGAGATCGCGCGCATCCGGGGCGAGGCGCTCAAGGATCCGAAGCACGCGCTCAACGACCGTTTCCACCCGGAGCACGGCCGCATCGTGGCGAAGCTGGAAAAACTCTACGTGGCCGCCTACCCGGAGGCGCCGGCGTAGCGCGCGGTTGGCCGCCGGGAGGCTGTGAGCCGCGGGGCGGCTCCCGCGCGATTCCCTCTGACCGCGGGACCCGGACCTCGGGCCGACGCTGCGCGGTCACACGCTCCGGCGACTTCGCAAGCCTCCGAAAGCAGGATCATGCCGAGGATCAGAACATTCGACCTTCCGCTCGGGCTGCCGGGCGGCGAGCTCAGCGTGCGCGCGGACCCGGCCGACTTCGGCCTTGCCGGCGAAAGCATCGCGGAGGCGGCCGGCGCGCTCACGGATCTCGGCCAGGTCGTAAGCGCAAGGCAGGCCGGGGCGGCGCGGGCGCAGCGGCTCAACGAGGCGGTGTTCGGCGCGGTACGCGACCTGTCGGACCTGCAGGCGGGTCTCGCGGACGACGCCGAGCCCGAGACGCTCGCGGAGCGGTTCGCGAACGAGGCCGCCGCGATCGCGGCGCAATACCGCGGCTCGCTCGGCGGGGACCCGCCGCTCGAGCGGACGTTTGCGTCGCTCATCGAGCCGCTGGTCGCCCGGGGCACGATGGCCGCGCGCACCTCGGCCGCGATGGCCCAGGCCGCGCGCTTTCGCGCCACGCTGGAATCGGGCCTTTCGGAGCTGGCGGCGCGCACCGCCGCCGCGCCGGATGGCGTGACGCGCGACTTCTTGGGCCGCCAGGCCGCTCCCCTCATACGCGCGGGGCTCGATGCCGGCCTGATCGGCGACGGCGAGGCGGCCGGCTATGCCCGCCGGTTCCAGATGCGCGTCGATCAAGCGCAGGCCCTGCGGCTGCTGGAAAGCGATCCGGCCTCGGCACTCTCGCGCCTTGCGGATCCGCGAGACTTTCCCGCGCTCGACGCGCAGACGCGCGCGGAGTTGAGGGCGCGCGCCGCGGCGCGGGCGATGGCCTTGCCCGCGGACGAAGTGGCGGCGCGGGCGCAGGCCGGCCTCAGTGCGGACATCGCGGCCGAGCAGGCGCGCGTGCAAGCCGCTGTTAGGCTTTCGGAGCGCACCGAGAGCGGCGCCGCAGGTTTCGCCGACATCGAGGACGCCGCAGCAACAGGCGAGATCAACGCCGCCGACCACGGCGCATTGATCGCGGCGCTGTGCGCCAGGCGCGCGCGGGACGAACGGGACGCGGAGCACATCGCCCGCGTCGGCGCGGCGCTGCGCGGGGATGCCCCGCCGCTCAACCAGGACGACGAAAGCGACCGGGCGGCGGCGGATGTCTATTACGCCAGCGTGCTGGCGCCCGCCCTCGCGAGTGAGCCTTCGGATGCGACCGAAGCGGGGCAGATCGTGGAGTTCGCGGCGCGCACGGGCATCGTCCCTTCGGCCGTGGTCGCCCGCGCGCGGGCGGAGATGAGCTTCGGCACGGCTGCCGAGCGGGCCCGCGCGGCGCGCCTCGTCGCCGCGTTGCCAGAACACCTTCGTGATCAGATGGGCGCCGATTTTGCCACGTACGCCGGTCTCCTCGCGCCGCTCCTCGACGCGGGCCTCCCGCGCGAGCTGGCCTTGCGCGTTGCGGACAGTGCGATGCGAGGTATCGTTGTGCCAGACCCAACTGCGACGCTGGCTACGAACCGCGGCACGACAGCCAGAGGCGCAGAGGCAACCCTTTCGGACAATGCAGCGCCCGCCGGTTCAGCGATCCGCATCGTCCAGCCGGACACGATCGTGCCGGAGCAGACCGAATCGATCGACTCGGTGATCCAGCGGATGAAGGATTCTGAAACGTTACCACAACGTATTAAGGACCTTGCTGGCCGAGGCAGGACAGAGGCCGATAGAGAGAAAGCCAAAGCAGAGGCCGAAGCATTTCTGAAAAATCCGCGGCGGAGCGCGACTCTTCAGATGGCAGAAAGCAGGATCTGGGCGATCCGCAACCGCTTTCCGACGATATTTGATATCAAGGACGATCCCGCGCAAACGGGGGCCGCATTGTTGCTTCGAAATCACGACGACGGCGTTAAGGCCGTACAAGATTACGACGCGATCATCGCAAAAGAGGCCAAGGCCCAGGGCGTGGATCCCGACCTCGTGCGGGCCATCATGTACTTCGAGAACGCGGGCGGCCGTCAGTATGGCGAGATCGGGCAAACGCTGGGAATTAGCCGAACCATCCTTCCCATAAATATCAACCCGGGACTTTGGGAGGGACTCGGCGGCGTGAAGAAGGACGAGTTCACAGATCCGGCGAAGAATGTCCGCGCAGGGGTGGCGCTCATCAAAGAGATAGAAAGCCGCCTCCGCCCGGAAGATCGCACACCAGCCAAAATTGGGAGTATTTGGAATTTTGCCGGGAAGTTTCGGGTTTCGAGCGAAGGCGCTCGAATTCAAAAGATTTTTGACAACCGGGCTTGGGAAAAGCGAAAATCGGACGACAACCCGCGATAGTGCCCGTCCCCGATGCTCCGCAGCCTGGTCAAATGGTATCTCGTGCTTATGACCCTCGCGGGGCTTGTATGGGGGGCGTCCCACGTACAGCCATGGGTGGAGCATAACAGCCAAGAAGAAGCTTGCTCATCTCTCTATGCACGAAGCTACGCGGAGTACGCGGCTAAAGGGTCCTACGCGGACTACGCGGACGGCACCGAAGCCTGCACGTTGAATTGGTTTGGTGTGGTCTTCTGGGGCGGCTTCGGATTTGCGCTGAGCCTGATCGCGCAGTTGCCGGCGTACGTGTACCTGGTCGTCACCCATATATCTAATCAGCGGGCGCGGCGCCCTGTGCCGGCAGTGATCCCAGCGGTAGCGAGGACCTACGTCGCGACGCTTACGATCTTGGGCGCACTGTGGTTCTGGCACACAGCGCATGAGTTGGCGGCCAAGGCGATCTATTTGGGCCATTGTGACGCATATTCGAGCGAAGAAAGCGCCGATCCCGCTGTCCAAGATGTGGCCTTGGAGCAGTGTCGCGTGCCGACGGCGCCGGTGCTTTTCAATTTCGGCGTTAGGCTCGTGGTCACGTTAGCCTTGCTGCAAAGCCCGGCCTGGGCCTACCTGTACTTCCGCCGTCGTCGTGCCGTGGCCGGTCCGGCCGCGCCCGCGTCCGCATAGGGCGCAACGGACGCGTGTGCCGAGGTGCGTAGGAGGCGGCTCATCCGCCGACGCTTGGCAGGACTCTCGCTCACACCTTCCCTGATGAAGTCCGCCCGAAAGTTGGGCGGGTTTCGGTGACTGCCTGAACAGAAAGCCGCTTTGGGCGGCGCGACCGGCGAGCGGGGCCTGAAGAATTCGGTTGCAGTTCGGCCCCGGCTCCCCTAAGTACATGGTCATCAGTTTTCCAAGACCCGGCGTATCCGCTACGTCACACGCCGACTTAGCCACAATACTCCTCGGATTTCGGCGAGCTGAGACCCTCTCGCGCAGTGTGCGCGGGGGGCTGCAACTTTTCAGCTTTAGGAACACTAAATGACCAAAGGTACAGTCAAGTGGTTCAATTCCATGAAGGGCTTCGGCTTCATCACTCCCGATGACGGCTCGAAAGACGCCTTCGTGCATATCTCGGCGGTAGAGCGCGCCGGGCTGTCCGGCCTCAACGAGGGTCAGCGCGTGCAGTACGAATTGCAGCGCGGGCAGAACGGCAAGACCTCGGCAGAGAACCTGCAGCTCGCCGACTAGTCCGGCGACCCGACGCGGAATGGGCCGCCTCGCGCGGCCCGTCTCGCGACCGAGCAAGACCACCTGGAAGGCCCGCCTCGCGCGGGCCTTCTTCTTTACGCGCGCGGGCGCACAGTCCCCCGCAGCATTCGTCACATCGCAAGAATCTCGCTTCCGAGCCAGCCCGGACGCGCCTGTCGTGGCGTCCGGGTCTCGGTGACCGCCTGAACAGAAGGCCGGCACAGGCAGCCGTCAACGCCGAGGTAAGGGTCCGGGATCAGAGATCGGGGATCAGAGAACAGAAAGAACGGGCCGGCGGATCGCCCGCAGGGCGAAGGCAGGTCGGTCATCTGTCCTCCGACTTCTGTCATCTGAAACCGGGCAGCCCTCCGTCAGATCGCAACCGTGGCAATTTGAAGGAGGGCTCCCATGAGCTTTCAGATCACCACCGCGTTCGTGCAGCAGTACGCGAGCAACGTCTCGATGCTGGTGCAGCAGAAGGGATCGCGTCTTCGCGACGCCGTGCGCGTCGAGAGCGTCAACGGCGAGTTCGAGTATTTCGACCAGATCGGCGCCGGGTCGGCCGTGAAGCGCATCTCGCGGCACGCCGACACGCCTTACACCGAGACGCCGCACGCGCGGCGCCAGGTGGCGATGGAGGATTATGAGTACAACGACTTCATCGACCGCCAGGACCGCGTGCGGACCCTGATCGATCCCACGAGCTCGTACGCCCAGGCCGCGGCGATGGCGATGGGGCGCGCGATGGACGACGTGATCGTCGCCGCCGTCAACGGCACCGCCAAGACCGGCAAGACCGGCTCGACCTCGGTCGCGCTTCCTTCCGGGCAGAAGATCGCCTCTGGCTCGTCCGGACTCACGTTGGCGAAGCTCCTGTCGGCCAAGGAGATCCTGGACGGGCTCGAGAACGACCCCGACGAGGCGCGCTACGTCGCGCTCGCCGCCAAGGACGTCACCAGCCTGCTCAACACCACCGAGATCAAGTCGGCGGACTACAACACGGTGAAGGCGCTGGTGGCGGGGCAGATCGACACCTTCCTCGGCTTCGACTTCATCCGCTCGCAGAGGCTGGGGACGATCGTCGGCGGCTCGGACCGCGCCGTGCTCGCCTGGCGCAAGACCGGCGTCCTGCTCGCGGTGGGCCAGGAGCCGCAGGCGCGCATCTCGGAACGCGCCGACAAGGGCTACACGACCCAGGTCTATTACTCCATGAGCATCGGGGCGACCCGCATGGAGGAAGAGGCCGTGGTCGAGATCGCCGTCACGCCGTAAGGAGGACTGAGCATGACCGTCTATTATGGAACGCAGATGAACGGCCTGCGGAACGCCGTTCCGCAGAGCCTGCCCGCAGTCAGCGACGTGCACGGCCGCGTGCGGGTCTTCAACGAGACCGTGACGCTCGCCTCCCAGACCACGTCGGACACGATCGAGGTGGCGAAGCTTCCCAAGGGCGCACGCGTGCTCTACGGGATGCTGATCAGCACGGTGTCGCTCGGCACCGCGACGGTGGCCGTCGGCATCAGCGGCACGACCGGCAAGTACCGCGCGGCCGCCACCTTCAGCGCGACCGACACGCCGACCCTGTTCGGCGTCGCGGCGAACGTGGGCCAGGCGCTCGCCGCCGAGGAGATCGTGTTCATCACCATCGGCACCGCCTCTCTGCCTTCGAGCGGCACGCTGCGGGTGATGATGTTCTACACGGTGGACTGAGCAGAGATCTTAGATCGAAAGTCAGAGAACAGCAGCCATCTGTCACTCGCCTCGGCGAAGCCTCTCGCCTCGGCGCCCGCTTCGCCGGAGCTTCAGCGAGGCGAGAAGCCTTTGGCGGAGCCGGGGCCGGCGTAGCCAGGGTCTGACCTTTGATCTCTGTCATCTGAATCCGCTTCTCCCCTGACTTCGGGCGGGTGTCCACCCTTGGCCGCAAGGCTTCGGGTGGGGAGCGCCCGCCCCGTTTTTTGCAGGATCGAAATCAGATGCCCGTTTCCGTCGTCTCCATCTGCAACCGCGCGCTCGATCTGTTGAAAGCCGATCCCATCGTGTCGCTCGACGAGACGCAGGAGGCCGCGCGCCTGTGCAAGCGCAATTACGAGCCCGTGCGGGACGCCGTGCTGCGCGCCTATCCGTGGAACGCGGCGGAGACGCGGGCGAGCCTCGCCGCGCTCTCCGATCCGCCGGCGTGGGGCTACGCCAACCAGTTCCAGCTGCCCGTCGATTGCCTGCGCGTGCTTCGGCTCGAGAACGAGGACTCGGGCGCCAGCTACAAGATCGAGGGCCGGCGCATCGTCACCGACGAGGAGGCGCCGCTGAACATCCTTTACTTGCGGCGGGTCGAGGATCCCGCGGAGTTCGACCCGCTGTTGGCCGACGCGATCGCCGCCCGTCTCGCCGCCGATCTCGCCTATCCGCTGACCGGCTCCACCGCGCTGGCGCAGGCGATGCTCGCCGCCTATCAGGCGAAGATCGCGGAAGCGCGCATGTGCGACGCCCAGGAAGGCACGCCGGACGCGTTCGCGGCGAACGACTGGCTCGAGAGCCGCATCTAAATGCCTCGCGTAACGCCCGCGCTCACGACGTTCAACGCCGGCGAATGGTCGCCGGAGCTCTACGGGCGTATCGACCTCGCGAAGTATCCGAACGCCTGCCGGCGGCTGGAGAACTTCGTTCCGCTGCCGCAAGGAGCCGCGAAACGGCGGAGCGGCACCCGGTTCGTCGCGGAGACGAAGGACTCGGGCGTGGCGCGGCTGATCCCCTTCGAGTTCTCGGTGGTGCAGGCCTACCAGATCGAGGCGGGGCCGGGCTATTTCCGGTTCTACATGGACCGGGGCCGCATCGAGAGCCCGCCCGGCGTGCCGATCGAGATCGGAGGCCCGTACGGCGAGGCCGATCTCGCCTCGCTCAAATGGGCGCAGTCGGCGGACGTGCTGTACCTCTGCCATCCCGCCTATCCGCCGCAGAAGCTGTCGCGGACGTCGCATACCACCTGGACCTTGACCGCTCTCGACC